AACTGGCTGCTACTACAGAGTTAATGATAGAAGTGGATAATAAATTATTTAATACTCACGCTCTACTTAAACATGCTGATGCAATGACTGATGATGAAGTAGCAGTTCTTCATAACGACATTGATGTGTACTATGGAATACAATCATGGTTCAAAGGACAGGGTTCAAAGGTGTCAGGCATTATGAATTATAGGAAAAAGATGTATCAAGACATAGCTAATAATCGACAGATAGAACAGTTGTTTGCAGGAGTACAGTGCTAATGTCAAAGTTAAGTCCACGATGCACAGTAGCTGTACGTAGTTCCTCTATCAACTCTGCTGTCATAAGTAATCTTACAGAGAGACAACAACGTGCTTGGTTAGATCAACACCTAGCTCGTAAGGATAACAAGGTCAGTGCATTTGATGTAGGTCTTGATGTTACATATCAATCAATGCTATCTGGTTTAGGTACTCCTTTAGTTAACATGATCTCTATTGCGTTACAGCAAACTTTAAAGAATGCTAACGAGACTATAGGTTTCTTACTTGATGGTATAGGGCTGACTAAAGGTGGTCGTGAGTGGAACCAAGTTAAGGCTATGTGGCAAGGATCATTAGAAGGATTCTATGCTGATACTATGTACTTCCGTGAAGGGTTTGGTAAGGGTTATTCCTTAGACCAAGAAGGTACTAGACGTATGCTTAATATGGATAAGGATGATTGGAACGATTACGTCAAGAACACCTTAAAAATTGACAAGCCTGAGAACATGTCTAACGATGAGATAAATGATATCCTAAATGACATGCAGGATTACATGCACAACTCTATTGGTCGTACTCGCGTAGGTGGTACATGGGTTGAAGGTGCTATTCGTTTCCCAACTAAACTTATCGTAGGTATTGATGAGTATGGTAAGGCTCGTTATCGTAGACAATCAATGTTTCAGTTAGCTTCTAAGTTTGCAGATGAAGATAAAAAAGCTGGTAAGGGAAGTTATGATGAACTGTATAAGGAATATAAAGAACAGTTGTTTGGTGGCAATGCACCATCTACTCAATGGGATGATAGAACTAGGACTTTCATAGCTGCTCGTAATACAGAAAGAAAGTTAGATGGTCGTGCTGAACTTGATGAGAAAGCTACGTTACGAGAAGGTAACGAGATGGTTAACCTCATTCGTAATGATGCTTTGTTCAATGCTTTCCAGCAGAAGCTAGAAGGTGTACCAAAGAAAGCACAAGAGTTGCGTCATAAGTTCCCAGCCTTTGCTTTGTTTGCTCCATTCATTAAGACTCCTTGGAACATAGTTAAAGAAGGTTACAACTACATCCCTATCATACCTACTATACAGATAAAGAAGTTAGGTAGAGAAGGCTTAGGAGACACCCTCCTTGACTTTAGGACTAAGGTTATACCTATGCATGGCCCTTCAGTAAGAATGAGTTATAGTGAACTACTACCTCGTCAGGTCATAGGAGCATCAGTGTTTGCTATGGTAGGTACTATGTATCAAGAAGATAACTTAACAGGTAGCTTACCTCGTACTGGTAGTGAGAGACAGCGTTGGAAGGATGCTGGTATTAAACCATACTCAATCAAGATAGGTGACACATGGGTAGAGTACAATCGTATTGAACCATTAGCAACACCTCTTGCAATGGCTGCTGATCTGTTTGATTTTACCAGCGATTATATGGATGATGATGATATTAATACAGAGGAAGGTAAGGAACTTGTACAGAATTTATTGTACTCAGTTAAATCTAACTTAACCTCTAAGACTTTTCTTGAAGGGTTTCATTCATTGACTGAAGCTATGATAGATCCTAACGTAGACACAGGTGCTAACTTAGTTGAGACTCTATTACGTCCCTTAACTCCTGCGATAACTGCTAACATGGCTAAGGCTATGGATCAATATGATAGACAGACTGAGAGTGTAGTGGAAAGATTACAGTCTCGTATACCTTACTTCCGTAGTCAGTTACCTAAGAAGCATGGAGTGTATGGCGATGCTAAAGAAACTGATATGACTAAAGCTATATTCAATATGGGCTTTACATCAACCGATACCCTTACGCCATTACAGAATCATCTGATGGATATTGAGTGGGACAAGGGAGGTATACAGAATAAACTACAAGGTGTTAAACTAAGTAGTGAGGATCTTGCAGAGTTAAGGCAGATGAATGCAGAAGCAATGACTCCTGTTCTTGAAGCACAAATAGCTAACCCTTTATATCAGAAGTTATCTGATGGTCAGAAAAGAAGACAGTTAAATAAGAGAGTGCGTAAAGTTCGTTTAACTTTAGGTAGGCAGTTTGCTTATAAGTTAAAGCAGAAGGATCCTGAGTTTGCAGCTAAGTGGTTGTCTGCTTACTATCGTAAGTTAGGACTAGAAGATAAGATGCCAGAAAGTCTTAAAGACTAGGCATAATGAAGGGGGCTTAATTGCCCCCTAGAGTTTCCATGGAAACTATTTTGATTTCTTAGTTGCGCGGTTGTACGTGTTGATTAAGTTCTGAGATGCGCCATCTCCTGTCTTAGCACCAATTTCTATGTAGTAACTCATAGCTTGGTTCTTTCGCCAACCTCGTTCAACCATTAACTTGTTGACATCCTTCATTGTATACTTACTCATATGACCTCCTTCTTTAAGTTCTTACGTTTAGGTTTTTCTTTAAGAGGAGGAAGTCCCTTAACACTTCTCATGATAGTAGCTAGTGCAGATTCGGTTACCTGTACTGTTCTACCACTGGTGAGTGATATGTTTCTAGCTTCCTCATCAATAAATACTACTTGGTTAATATTCAACCAATGTTGATTTAACTTTAACCACATTCTCCCTCCAACTCAAACTCTATTAACATATCAATACAGTGCTTGGCCTTAGCCAGATCCTGTAGTGGTGTACCCTTGTCCAGATAACGAGTCACATACTTGATTGTTGTATGCTGTAAAGCATTCAACTCATTAGCCATAGAATACTGCATAGGCTGTATAGCTAGGTTAGTGTAGTGATCACCTCCAACTTGAGTTTCACTTGCTAACTTACGCATATCAAACAAAGGTTCTATCTTTGTAAAATCTCTTTCTTCAATCATAGTCCTCCTCCCATTCATCATATAAAGTTTTCTGCCAGTTAGACTCATACACCTGAGACTCTATCCTAACAAAGTTTCTTTTGATAACATCTTCAAACCTATTGACTATATCTTCAGCTTCTAATTGCAGTACATCAACAAGGATAACCTCATCCAACTGCTTCAAGCGACCTTTCAACTCTTCCAAAGTTAGAGCCATAAGTCCTCCGTAGATACGCCATTGATACAGGCAACTCATCAAAGCTACCATCATGTACATCATTGAACACCCATAGACCAGACCATGATCCGTTAGTCTGAGGGTTAAGGTATGCCTCGTCATGTTGATAGTAGATACCAGCAAACAGACCTGTCATATTTAAACCATCAGCCCTACGTGCATAAGCTATGTCTCTATCTTGGACATGGCCCATGACACAACTCATGTACTTCTTCTGTAGCAGTAGCTTGGCAGAAGACACTGGCCTACCCATAACACCAGAGGTAAAGTAGTGACAGTATGCCACACCATCTATGACGATAGGGTCTAAGAAGTCTTGCACTTCCCATCCTTTAAGATCAAGATCAGCAAAACTAATCAGACCATCTAGCTTTGAGTCGTGTTCAACAGCACGTTCAATACGATACTCATGGTTGCCTAGTAAGAATACTAAGCGAGGATTCCATTGCTTTTTCTTTCCATGTTTAAGACGTAACTGTTCTCGTTTGATAGGTGCTAAGAACATCTTCATTGCTTCATTACCTGCTGCAATGTCCTTAGTGTAACGCCTACCTTCAAAACTCTTAGTCCCTACATCATAGCTGCTAAGACTTGGCATGTCCCAATGATCACCTAGATGTACGATCACATCAGGTTTCATCTTAACTGCATAGTGTCCAGCCCATGTCATATGGTCATAGTTAGCATCAGGTTTGATCTGAGTATCTGGTATAATTAGATGTCTCATTTCTTCTTCCTCTTAGTTCGTTCTTCTCGCTCATCACGGGTCTTAGTCCCATGACATGCATAACATAGAATCTGATACCCATCTTCCTCTAAGAACATACGAGTGATGTAGGTATTCCAATCTATGAACCCTTGTGAAGGATCGACAACAGGGTTAATGTGATCAACAGCAGCATTATTCCTACGTCTTGACTGACCCCTAAGAGGTGGCAAAGTAGCAGGGCCAACAGTACCACAGCCAGCACATAAGTACCTCCCAGTAGAAACTCTAGCAGATTTCTTAACATCAGCTTTGACACCCCATTTACTATGCGCTCCACGTAGAGCAGAGATTATGAAAGACTTGTGTCTAGCTTCTGTCCATCGTCCGTTGTTACGGGTCTTGGTGGTTGCCATATCTCATCATCCTCTCTGCGTAGGTGCAGCAGTATTCCATTTTCAATAGCACGTTCTTCACTACCTAGTTCTTCAACACATGTAGCATACATTTCTAACTCAGTCTTACCTTCCAATAGCTTTGCAGCTTTCTTAGGGCCAACGCCATAGACACCTTTGATGTTGTCAGCGTTATCACCTACTAGGAATTGCATATAGAAATTATACACAGCCTCCTCCTTGGTAATATAAAAGAGTTCCTTCTTAACGAAGTTGTAATGCCCACATACAAGTTGATAGAAGTCCTTGTCTAGTGAAACGATTATTGCTTCTGGGTTCTGTGTTGCTCTGATAGCAATCCTATCATCTGTCTCTTCACCTTGAGTGACGACTGCACCATGCTCCTCTACTAAGTAGTCCCGTAGAGCAGCAATGTGCGAAGGTTTATTGTTTGACTTTCTGTTACCCTTATACTCAGCAGTAACAGCATAGTCATGACGAAAGTTATCTGGCCCAGTTAGGTACAGTTCAACGTCATGTTCCTCATCGTCAGAGTCCATCACTAAATCTTCAATGATGGTAGTGAGGTAGTTGGTCATAGTCTTACAAGCAACCTCCTCACTCTCCTCCTCACAGGCGAAGCCGATACGATAACAGAATATATCAGCGTCTATGAGAAGTAACATCTATAACTCTGGTACTTCATCAAAACCTGCATCGTCCTTGGTGAAGACAACGAGATCATCGACACGCGCCTTGGATAATCCTACACCAACACCTGTCTTACCCTTGAAGTTATAGTCGTATGGCTTGATGATGAACGTACACTTACTGCCATTACCCACTGGCTTGTCCATCTTGAACCCATCAACATCCTCAACGCGAGGTGCATACTTGGTTGACTTGGCAGTTACAAAGTAACCACGATCATCACCCTTGTTCTTA